GCACGCCATACCATCAGCCCGTGGACCAAGCGCATAGAGCAGGAGATTGACCGCAAGCTCATCCAGTCACGCGAGCGCCCACAGGTATACAGCAAGTTCAGCTTGAACGATTTGTACCGTGGCGATATGCAGACGCGCGCGAGTTTTTACACTCAGATGCTACAGAACGGCGTACTCAATATCAACGAGGTGCGCATGAAAGAAGACATGAACCCAACAGAAGGAGGCGACACGCATGTTGTGCAGGTTAATCAAATTGCGCTCGATCGTCTTGGCGCTTACTCAGACAAGCTCACGAAGGATGCCGTATAAGGACTATCCCCAAGCGATGACCAATAACGCCAAGCGCGGATTGGAGCTGAACAAGGAGCAAGGCGGTAAATGCGCCACGTCTGTAGGTAAAGAAACTGCACGCATCTTGGTGAATCGTGAGACCTTGAGCCACAACCGCACGGTGCGTATGTACAGCTTTTTGAGCCGTGCACGAACTTACTATAATCCCGACGACACAGAGGCGTGCGGCACCATCTCGTACCTGCTATGGGGCGGCGATGCTGCGCTGCGCTGGAGTCGTTCTAAAGTAGAAGAAATGAAAGAAAAGAATAACACCTATGAAGCCGAGCTGCGTGCGCAGTACGGTGATAACGTAGAGCTGCGGACGGCAGAGGTCCGCGCAGCAGGCGACGACTCGCTGGTGGTCGAAGGCTATGCCAGCAACTTTGACGTAGAGTATGACCTTGGCTACTTCAAGGAATCGGTGGCGCGTGGCGCCTTCGACGAAGTCCTTGAGGATGACGTGCGCTTTTTGCTCAATCACACTGGTGCGCCACTCGCACGAACCACGAACGGCACGTTGGAGCTGAGCATTGACGAGACGGGTTTGAAGTACCGTGCGGCATTGGCCGACACGCAGGACGGGCGCGATTTGTACAAGCTCATCAAGCGCGGCGATATTACGCAGTCCAGCTTTGCGTTCACGATTGACAAAGACGAATGGAGCGAGGACCGCAGCACGCGGACCATTACAAAGATTGGCCGTCTGTTGGATACGTCAGCAGTGACTTACCCAGCATCACCATCGACGACGGTAGCAGCGCGAAACATGGCAGCGGCGGCGCAGGAAGCGGAGGAATTGAATGACGAACAGGAAGCAGCGGAACCCGTACAGGAGGAGCGCTCACAGCCTGAAACTATAAACGTAGAACCGCGTAACTTTACGCAAAACAATTTTGGTAAGATGACACTTAATGATTTAAAAGGCCAGCGATCCGCATACTATGAGGAGTTCGTAGGCATTGGACAGAAGGCGGACAGCGAAGGCCGCACAATGACAGAAGCTGAGCAGGAGCGATGCGAAAAGCTCGACAACATGATCGGCGACTTGGACGTGAAGATTAAGCACAAGACGCGCGAGCAGGATATGGTTGCACGCATGGCGCAGAGCGGCTCAACTGGAAACGCTGAGCAGCGCGAAGTAGAGCGAGTGAACGGTTCGTTCTCTTTGTCTCGTGCCGTAGCAGCAGTAGCCAACGGTCGCAGCTTGGAAGGCGCTGAAGCAGAATGGGCAGCAGAAGCACAGAAAGAAGCACGCTCACAAGGCTTGCAGATGGCTGGACAGATTGCTATCCCTACAGTCGCTTTGCGTACTGGAGCTGCTGACAACTTCCAAGCAGGTTCAGGCGACGGTTCAGGTTTTGTACCTACTGCCGTTCCAGCTGCTATCGAAGCACTGCGTGCACCAACCCAAATCGAAGGACTGGGAACTACTGTAATCCGTAACGCCACAGGCAACTTGCAGTTCCCACGTGTAAGCGTGAAGGCAGCAGGTACTGCACCAAGCGACCCAAACAATGAGGTCGGTGCAGACGCAGCTTCAGGTATGGAGATGGACGAGTTGACGCTCTCTCCACAGCGCGTATCTGCTAACACTACATACAGCAAGGCATTGCTATTGCAAGGCGGTGCTGAGGTAGATGCTTTGATTGCTGGCGAGTTGGCAGCAGCTATGAATGCTTACATCGACGATGCAGCATTTGATGCTATCATTGCTTCAACTGCAGTAAACCAAACAGTCACCGCTGATGACGTACTCGACGCTGCTATCGTAAACGCGATGGAAGCCGCTGTACTTGCAGGAGGTGCAAACCTCGCAGGTGCTGCATACGTCATGAGTCCAAAGGCTTACGAATTGTCGAAGGCGTTGGCTCAGGTTTCTGCAGTGAACGCTATTTGGGAGAACGGCCAGTTCAACAACTACCGTGCAGTTGCCACTCCATACTTGGTGAACTCTACGCTGGACACAGCTGTTGGTGGTTCAACCGTTGGAGGTTCCATGATTTTCGGAAACTTCGCACAGGGCGGCATCCTCGCGTACTTTGGCGGCATCGACTTGTTGGTCGACCCATACAGCGCAGCAGGTACTGCACAAATCAAGTTGCACGTCAATCGTTTCTACGACTTCGACCTGCGACAGCCAAAGGCTTTGGCTACAGCAGTTCAGTTGAGCGCTTGATTGTTTTTGATTGTTCCATGAGAAAGGGGCGGCTTCGGCTGCCTCTTTTTTTTGTCCGTATTTTAGCGACATGATGACCGTAGAAATCACAGGCACGCCAACGCTCGACAGCGTCATAACGGTGAGCGATTTGAAGACGCATCTGCGCGTCGACCATAGCGACGAGGACACGCTCATTGAGGCGTACCGTGACGCAGCCATTAAGTGGGTAGAGGATTACTGCAACACGCGGCTGGGCGACGTCACAGCGGTCGGCTATTTGGACTACTTCAAGGCCTCGCGCTTTCCCATAGGTCCCATTAGCGCCATCAGCAGCGTCACGTACAAAGACACGGCAGGCGACACGCAGACGCTCGACGCCAGCAAATACTGGTACGACATCAAGACGGACGCGGCACGCATCACGTTTGACAATGTACCCGACACGTATGACGACAGCTACCACCGCGTGCAGATCAACATGACGTTGGGCTACGCTGAGGCCGATGTACCTGCACCAATCTTAACGGCCATCCGCTGGATGGTGGCGCACCTCTACGAACAGCGGCAGCCAGTTGTAGCAGGCACCATCGCGGTGGCGCTGCCTATGGGTCTGTACGCTATCCTGAATCCATACCGCATCATTACGACGTCATGAGGATTGGGCAGAGCGACCGACGCATAACGGTGGAGAGGTACACCACGACTACGAACACGTACGGCGAGCGCGTGCAGACGTGGAGCACCTTGCTTACCGTATGGGCGGAGCTTATGAAGGCAGGCGAAGGTATGACGGAGCGAATCACCACGGACCAAGACATGCCCGTGCAGCGCCTGCGCTTTAAGATTCGCAGCAGCAGCGACAGCCGAGGCATTAAAGCGGACGACCGCCTGCTGTACAATTCGAAGTATTACAACATCCAAGGCATCGAGGAGATTGGCCGTAACGACCAGCTCGTGCTGCTTTGCCAAATCAGCGGCACGTAATGGCACGAGGCAGCTTAGAACAGAAAGGAGGCGGCACAGGCTTCGAAGGCATCGGCGTGGACATCAAGCCGCTCATGAAGCAGCTTGAGCATATGCGCAAGCAAATTGCGGACAAGAACGTGCAGCGACGCATCCACCGAGAAGTGGGTAGGCTGTATAAGAAAGAGATGCAGCGCAACATCAAGGACGCGCGTGAGGTCATCCGCATCCGCCGAGGCAAGCAGAAAGGCCTCGACATTCCAATCGGCACACTCAACCGCTCGGTCCGCGTTTGGTTGATTGACAAGCAAGCCAATACCTACTGGGTGGGGCCTCGCGTAGGGCGTCGCATGCCGCTCGATTCTGACGGCTGGTTTGCGAACATAGTCGAAGGAGGAGATGCTAAATTTGGGCAAGGCAGAAACAAGGGCGTCTTCGAGCTGTCGATTCGCAATAAGCGCACCGAGGCGCTGAACCTTATGAGCAAGCGATACAAGAAGGCAATTGACAGAGCAGCAAAAGCAAAGAAGAAATGAACGCAGGCAAAGCAGTATACGGCATATTGAGCGGCACAACCGCAGTGACTGACATAGTAGGCACACGCATCTTTCCTGAGATTGCGGAGCAGGAGGCGGTGACGCCTTTTATCATTTATCAGCTGCAATCCGTAGCGCCTGAAGATACGCATGACGGACCGTCCAAGCTGGATGAAGTACGCTTTGAATTCCTGTGCTATGCCGACACGTACAACGGCGCGGCGGATTTGGCGACTGCTTTGCGCGGCGCATTGGATCGCGTGAGCGGCACGTACAACGGCGTAAACGTGGAGAGCGTACAGTTCAATGACGTCGACGTGGAGATTGAGTACGACCCACGGCGCTACAGTCAGGTGCTGAAGTTCACCTTTCGCATCAAGCGCGACGATATTGAGATTGCATTAGGCACGCCAGTTACGGGCGCACAGCTTGGGGACCTGTCGGACGTGAACGTGGACGGCGTTACTGACAATCAGATTTTGAGCTACGACGCAGCGACGGATACG